TACAATTGTTCCTGGTTATCAGGACACATCATCATTGGAAGTTACCACCAGCAACTTCACTGGCGCTGGATCGGTTGTAGCAAGCACCCCTGCTCCAGATGTAAACCTTGAGTACACATTCTCGTTCAGTCAGGTACAATACCTAGATCGTATTGATGGAATCTTCCTCAATAAGAGAGGAGAGTTTATCGTCAAGGAAGGTAATTCTTCACTCAATCCATCAAAACCAGATCCTGTAAAGGATGCTGTTCCTCTATTCTATGCTTACATTCCAGCATACACATCTACAAGTAAGGATGTAAGAATCACTCCTGTAGAACATCGTAGATATACGATGAAGGATATCGGTAAACTCGAAAAGCGTATTGAGCGTCTTGAGTATTACACCACTCTCAGCATCCTTGAGCAGCAAGCATTGAATATGCAAGTCAAGGATGAAATTGGTCTAGACAGATTCAAGTCTGGATTCTTTGTTGATAATTTCGAGACACATGGTATTGGTAATCTTGTTTCAGCAGATTACAGATGTTCTATTGATAGCAGACAGTCTGTTCTAAGACCACAATCTAAGGAAGATTCTCTACTTCTAAGAGAGGTCAACACAAGACAAGATCAAAGATCTGTTGCTGGTTATCAAAGATCTGGAGATATCGTCACTCTTCCATACACAAGTCTAAAACTTCTTGGAAACGATTTCGCATCGAAGACGATCAATCCAAACCCATTTGTTGTATTCCAATATGTTGGTGAAGGTTCTGTATCGCCACAAATTGATCAGTGGTACGATCAGAGCATTGAACCTCTAGTAGTAGACACTAACACAAGTTTGTTTGACATCTTTATTGCTAAAGATAACGTCAAAGAGAGTTTCTCAAGTCTTCACAATTCATTCATTGTAAACTGGGTCGGAACTTCTTCTTCGTTTACATCAATCAATTCTCTTGGTGATACTAACTCCGTAGCAGCAAAGTCTGCGGTCAAGTCCGCTTCTGTTGGTAGTTCTTCAAACATCAGTCCTCAAAATAACGAACTTGGTAAAGGAGTTCAGACTAAGACCGTTGGTGAGAATGTTGTTTCAACCTCACTACAGTTCTTTGCTAGAACAAGACCAATCAAGTTTGTCATCGGAAGACTGAAGCCCCTTACCAAAGTTTCTGTATTCTTAGAAGGCAGAAATATCAACCGTTGGGTAAATCCAGATCTAAGATTTACTGGAGTTGCTGGCAACTCTCTATCCGCATTCAACGGCGAAGTAGTAACGGATGAAAATGGCAATGCCAGTGGTTTGATTCTTCTTCCTGCTGGATATGCTCCTAGAGAAAATGCTACTTGGTCTGGAGACGCAGATACCGTTGAATATGATGAGACATCAGAAGAACTCCGTTTCACTTCTGGAGAATTGACATTTAGATTTACTTCAAGCACAACCAACGAAGATAAGGCAACTGTAGATACCTACGCAGAAATTAAGTATTATGCTTCTGGTATTCTTCCTCAGAATCCTGCTAGCATCGTTTCTACGAGACCATCATACTTCAAATCCAATGAGGGAGTTCAGTTTGTAGAAAGCAACACTGATAATCCACTAAGACCAAATCCACTAGCACAAGTATTCAAGGTTGAGAACTTTGATGGTGGTGTGTTTGTAACTGGCGCTGATCTATACTTCAAGAGCAAGAGTACAAATGTTCCAGTCAGAGTTTACATGACTAATGTTGACTTCGACAAACCCGCTAAGAATATTGTACCTGGAACCGAGAAAACTCTATCTCCAGACACATACTTGAAGTGCTATGCTTCTGGTAATCTCTCAATTACCAAAGGTGAGTATGTAGTTGGAACAAGTTCTGCTGCTTCTGGTCCTATTTCCAGACTTATCGATAAGAATGGTGTAGAACTAACACCATCATCCACTGGTGTATATGATCTAACAAATGAGCAAGTCTATACTCTTGTTCTTAGCAACCACAATGGCAAGTCCTTCTTACAGAATGAGCAACTAGAAATTCCTTCGGTAACTCTAGCAAATGCTACTGAGGGCACTGATGTAAGTCTAACTATTGCTAAAGATAGCGGTAAGTTATCTGATATCAGAATTACTAATCCTGGTCAGAATTACGATAGCGCAGTTCTCACTATTGAAAGTCCACAACTTCCTGGTGGTTCAGTTGCTACTGCTAAGATCAATGTGTCTGACGGTAAGATCTACAACGCCGATGTATCAATTGCTGGATTTGGATATACCGAAGCCCCATCGGTGGTCATCAAAGGTGTCGGAAACGGCGCTGGAGGATGTGTTGTAGAGACCTTCATAGAGATTGATACCCCAGCAGTTAGAATGGGCGTAGCAACCGATTTCGTAGGTCTCACAGAGTCCACAACACCAACCCACTTTGCTTTTGATTACCCTGTATATCTGGAAAACGATTCCGAATATGCAATGGTTGTTGAGACAGATTCAACTGATTATGAAATCTGGTCTTCTAAGTTAGGTCAAACCGATCTATCTACCAGCACTGTAATTACTACACAACCATCACTCGGTTCTCTTTACAAGTCTCAGAACACTGAGAATTGGACTGAGGATCTAGATCAGGATCTCAAGTTCACTCTATATCGCGCTGAGTTCGATATCTCCAGACCATCCGAGTTGCTACTCAAGAACGTAGGTCTTGGTTACGAGTTGCTTGATACAAATCCAGTTGAAACTGACGCAACTTCCGAATCTATTGCTACTTCTAAGTTGTTCAAGAATAACAATAGTGTTATCAAGATCAACCATAGAGATAATGGATTTGAGGATAGTGGAAAGTCTTATGTATTCTTCAGAGGAGTTTCTGAAGTTGGTGGTGTAACTTCTGAGGTATTCAATACCAACCTATTCCAAGTTTCAAACTCTGGTGTTGATTCTTACAACATCAGAACGATCACTAAAGCTTCCAGAAGCACCAGTGGTGGTGGTTCTGTGTACGCAACATACAACAGAAAGTTTGAAACTCTATACCCACAAGTTCATTACATCACTGTTTCTGGAACAACCATTAATAGTTCTGTAAAGACAACTAACATTGTTCCTGTTGATTCTTCAACAACAAACTATACTTCATATTCACAAACTGATTTTGAGAAGACGTTCCTAAACGAACCACATTACTTTGACAATCAGAAGGTAATCGCATCAGAGATCAATGAAACTCTAAACAATGTTACAAGATCTCTAACTTATAAGATGGAACTTTCTTCCACTTCTTCTCACTTATCTCCAGTTATTGATCTTTCCAGTGCTTCTGTCAAAACTGTTTCAAACAGAATTGAAAATGCTGGCGGTCAAGAAAACAGATATGGAAGAAGAAATCAAATTCTTGAGTTCTATCCTGTTTATTCATTCTCATTATCAACAGTTACTCCCGATGTAACGTATCAGAATAACCAGAGTGTCAAAGGAAAGACATCTGGTGCTTCTGGAACAGTTGCTAAGGTTGATGGAAATAATGTTTGGATCAAGGTCAAGACTAAGCAAGGATTCACAACTGGTGAAGAACTTGAAATGACTCAGTTTACTAGCGTCTCCAACGCTCCAACAATCACTGTTGGATCAAGTCCATCACTAGTAACACCGATCATCAATAGTTCGACTCAATCAGCAGCGGGTGAGTCAATCACAATCGTTGCCAGAAACCCTGTTGAGTCTAAGATTCTAAACACATACGACAACAGAATTACTGGTAAGTCTGTAATTTGGAATAGAACAACCAGACAACTAACTCTTAGAACAGATATTCAACCAATCAACGATGACTACACTGGTAGAATCATTGATAATGTTCTGTTCAATAGAGCAAATGTTGAGACAGATCAGATTGCTGATATCTTCCGCGTTGGTGATATCATCTCATATCCAAACCAACCAGATGATGAAGCGTTCTTTATGGAAGTCGCAAAGGTAACATACAGCAATGGTGTTGACTTTGTTGCCGAAGATACATCTAAGAACAGTTCTTCTGTTGCTAAGTATGTAACCAAGGAAATCTACATCACAAATCCTGCTACAGCAATTGATGTTCATCTACTTGCTAATGTCAAGAATATCGCTAACATCGAAGTTCTTTACAAGTACAAGAGAGCATCAAGTCAAGAGAACTTTGAAGACGCAGAGTGGTTCTATTTCAATGACAATGGTCAACCAGATTCACTAGAGATTGCTAGCGCCGAGAATACTATCTCAAGCATTGTTGAGAAGCAGTCGGCATATCAAGATCTCAAGTACAGCGTATCTGGTTTACCAGAGTTCTCATCATTCGCAATCAAGGTTGTGATGAAGGGAGTTGATCCAGCATACGTTCCAAAAGTTCAAGATATTAGAGCAGTCGCAGCATTCTAATTTCCGCGTATGAGCTACATCAAAGTAAAAGGGCATGATGGTCTTGTCAGAGACGAGACCACAGGTGCCATCTTGAATCACGACAGTTCTGCTATTGAAGCAAGACGTAAATTGAAACACTTGAATTCCGCGTTGGAAGACATAAATATGTTGAAGGATGAAATCTCTGAAATCAAATCCCTACTTAGAGAGTTAGTAAAAAATGCCAGCAATTAACGTCGCCAAAACTGATACTTTTGAGATTCAAAGGCAAAAGATCAATCAAATTGGTAATCAGATTTTTACAATTTCCCAGGGTGGTAGTGACCTTGCTACTGGAAATTTGAAAATTGGAGATGGAACAAGAGAACTTCCATCACTTGCTTTTATCAGTAAAAATTCACTTGGAATTTATAAGTCTGGACTTTCAACCATTGGAATTGCTTCTGATGGTAAAATTATTGCTGACTTATCTCTAGAAAAAAACGTTTCATACCAAGATTTTTCTGTACAGAAAAAAATTATTACCACTCTTGGTTCTTCTATTCTAACAAATGGAGAAAATTATGATCCAGGCAATTACGAAGATATTCCCCTAATTGGTGGAACTGGTAGTGATGCTACCGTTGATTTATTTGTAGATGTTTTTACTGGATCTCTAACAAACTCTGGTCAGAATTTCAATCCTGGCAATTATCTCAATAAAGTTTTAATTGGTGGTTCTGGAGAAAACTCTGTTTGTTCTTTCACTGTTGATGGAATTTCAGGAACAACTTCTTCTGGTGGATCTGGATACATCCCAAGAAATTTTGAAGATGTACCTCTCCAAGGAGGTTCTGGATCTGGAGCATTAGCAGACGTTACAATTAGTGGTACTGTTGATTACACTGGTACAATTGTTGGAGGTTCTGGATACACAGATACAAATTATCCAAACATAGTTTTATTCAACCCACCAACACAAACATTTACTGTAACTTCTGTAGCAAATCCTGGATCACCTCCACCAGACAATGTTTACAGTGTGAATGGTGTAACACAACCAGTTTTAACATTAATAAAAGGAAATACATATCGTTTTGATATGTCGGATGCTTCCAATGCTGGTCATCCTCTATTTTTTGAAGATCCAAATGGTGATTTTCTAAACATTACAAATTTTCTCGTAACTACAAAAGGAACTGCTGGAGATCCTGGAGCATTTGTTGATATTCTAATCAAACCAGATACTCCAACCCAAACAATTGTATATAATTGCGTAAACCATGATGGCATGGGAGCAAACATCAATGTTGTTGATGGAACTGCTGGAAGTTATGGAACTGGAATCGCTGCCTCTATTTTGGTTAGTGGTGGAGCAGTAACAGATGTAACAATTTTTATTTCTGGTGAGAATTATCAAGTTGGAGAAGTTCTAACTGCATATGATCCAGACTTAGGTGGTGGATCTGGATTCTCATTTGAAATTACTTCTATTACATACAATGGAGCAATTACTGATGTTGTAGTAACTGATATTGGTCAAAATTATTTAAATGGCGACGTTCTAACTATCAATAACTCAGATCTTGGTGGTTATGGATCTGGATTTTCATACACTGTAACCACAGATCCAGGAATTGTACAAAATCTTACTTTTACCACAAAAGGTATTGGAACAGTATCTGGAGATGTTTTGACATTGCCAGGACCTGTCACTGGAGTAACAATTACATTAGATGGAACTGGAAGTACATTTACACTTCCTAATGTCAGCACTATTTCAGTGGGGGACAGTGTAGTACAAACAGGAGGTACGGGAACATTAGGGGACGGAGTTACTGTATCGGATGTTAATGTTCTCCAAAATGAAATTACACTTTCTTCTTCTGGAGAAGCACCTGGAACCGCAACTCTAACATTTACTCCAATTTACGGAAATCCAACTACAAATATTACATATACTGTTGCTTCTATTGGAGCGGTAACGAGTTTTGATATCAATAATGGTGGAACATCATACACAAATCAAGACGTACTTTCTGTAAGTCCATCATCTTTGGTTCAACCAATTATTTACACAGTATTTGTAAATGCTGTACAGACAATCACATTTACTGGTACTGTATCATCCAGTGCATTTTCAGTTGGAGATTCTATCAAAAAACCAGATGGTGTAATTGAATCTGTAAGTATTTCAAGTTCTACCGATATTCTTGCAGCAGAAAATCAAACTTTCACTGGTGTTGCTGCTACGGGAGGATCTGGTTCTGGTGCTACTTTTGATATTGAAAGAGGTTTAGGTGGTGCTATTATTACCACTACAATAAACAATGCTGGATCTGATTACACAATTGGAGATAGTATTATTATTGCTGGTAATTTAGTTGGTGGTTCTTCTCCAACTGATGACATTACATTAAATGTTGATACAGCAACCTCAGAAACAGCAAATGAAGTTTATAAAGTAAATTCTTCTGGTGGAAATATAACATCTCTTGTTTGTGCTTGTCCAGTTGGAGAAGATTATGTATCTTCCGATGTATTGAAAAATACTTCTTCTCCAACAACATATACTGTTGATACTGCTAGTGGATCTGTAAATAGATACTTTATTGATATTGGAGATGGCAATGGAGCATCCATTTACCCAGATCTTTCACTGTATGTTGGTAATGTATATAAATTTGATCTAGTAAACGCATCCGAGCATCCATTCAAACTAAGTAAAGAACCAGATGGTAAGTGGTACACTGTAGAAGGTATTACAACGTCTTTAGTTTCAACAAGCAAAGAGATTACAGTTTCTTCAACTGCTGGTATTTTTGCTGGAATGGTTGTTACAACCCAAGCAGGTAGTTCTGGGGCATTATCAAATACAACAACATATGTCGATGAAGTTGTTGACGCTACAACACTCACACTAACAGAATTCCCCAGTCTTTCTGGAACGTCTGTATTAGATTTTGCTGGTACAGAATATACAGATGGTGTTACTAGTGGTCAAGATTTTCTTCAAATAACAGTAAGTACAGAAACTCCAACTCTATATTATTATTGTGATCTCCATCCAGACATGGCAGGAGAAGATGGATCTGAAGCTTCTATAACAATAGATCAAAATAACCCAAAGGTTTTTGGTTCTGGATTCCAACTATTAGTATCTGAAACAACAGACCAAGATGTTATTTTTGGTGATGTTGTAACTGGAGATTTGAGATCTATTTCGTTTACTGGTAATTCTGGAAATATTACGGATTTAGTTTCTACGACCATTGAGTCTACTAGTGTTGACACAAGTTCACTAAACGTTTCAACAATTTCTTCAGATTCTTCAATATCGGTTACAGCAGAATCAACTTTTTCTAGTAATGTCAATATTGGCACTACTATTCAAATAGCATCTGGATCTGGAAATCTTACAACTTCTGGAATTATCAGATCTAATGATGCTATCAACGTAAGTAATCAATTATTACTTCAAAACTCAACAATCTCATCTATTGGATCTTCCGATGTAATCGTAACACCAGCTTCTGGTAGATTGGCAAAGGTAGATTCTACCACAGCATTACAAATTCCAGTAGGAACTACACTTGAAAGACCGACTAGTTTGGCATCAGATGGTTCAATTAGATTCAATACAACAACTGGACAATATGAAGGTTACAATGCTTCAACGACTTCATGGTCTTCTTTAGGCGGAGTAAGAGACATTGATGGCAACACATATATTCTAGCAGAACTAACTGCTGGAGCAAATGATAATACATTGTGGTTCTACAATGATGGTAATAACACTGTAAGACTAACTCAAAACTTCTTTGATTTTAGAACTGTCAAGAAAATTTCTTCTACCAGATTAGGAATTCCAAGTTTCTCTCTTTGGACAGCAAATACACCAGTTGTTATTGGTCAATATTTGAAATATTTGAATAATATTTACGAAGTAACAGCATCTGGTACTACAGCATCTTCTGGTAATGAACCAACACATACAAGTGGTGTTCAAAACAACGGAACAGCACAACTTACTTGGTATTCTCTAGCGGTTTCTCCATTAGAGTTTACTGAAATTGAAGAATTGAGAGTAGCACCACAGAAAAATGCTCCTCTAATTGTAAATGCTTCGCTGAAGATTGGAGGAACTACAAACGCAGATTGGAATACAATCGCAACACTGAGTGAAGATCTTACTCTAAGACCAAATCCTGGTAAAAAAGTTGTAATTGATTCGTATACGCACCTAGCAATTCCTGCTGGAAACAACAATCAAAAGAACACCGCATCTGCCGTCCCTGGTTCAATTAGATTCAACACAGAGATTCAGCAGTTTGAAGGTTATAGTGGTACTAACTGGTCTTCTTTGGGTGGCGTTAGAGACGTTGATGGTAATACGTATATTATTCCTGAAACTGCTCCAGCAGCGAACGAGAATATCTTGTACTTCTACAATGATAATCTCAATACAATGAAGTTGTCTAGCACTGCTCTAGACTTTACAAACATTGATACTATTACAACTTCTGGATTAAATAACCTTTCTCTTGATACTCCATTAGTAACTCTAAATCTAAATGAAACTACTATTGACAACCGAGACGTAACTAGAACTTTCATTAGTTCAAGTAAGCAATATCTCGATCTAGGTCTTTCTTCTGGTTTGGTTGTTGATCCTATTCTTAGATTAGATGATCAAGGGGATGTCTATCTCAACACAACATTTGGAACAGGAACTTTCAACGGAGTAAAAGTTTTTGACGGTGATCTAAAAGAATTTGAACTTGCTGATTATGCAATTAGAACTACATCATTCTCTTTAGGAAAGGGTGCCGCAGAAACATCAGCAGTCAATCTGTATCCAACATCAACTAATAAAGGATGTAAAGTGACCGTTGTTTCTAAGTCATCTTCTGGAAAGAGATCTATGACAGAATATCATGTTATAGATAATGGTACTGATATTTTTTATAATGAATTTGGGTCTTTGAATACATCTCTAGATCAATATACAGCATCGTTTGATTACAATGCTGGCGAAGTCAGAATCACTTTGACATTATCTGACGACCATACTAATGGAGATATTATATCGTTCACCGTACTAAATCAGGTAATTAAGTAAAATGGCAGTAAACAACAAAGAGTTTGATTCTTTAGGTGGGTTTTCAGTTGATCAAGTTTCTGTCGTAGATAAAGACAGAAATGCCAAAGATCTAAACACCCTAGAAATAAAAAATAGATTTTATTCTGATAGTAAAACTACCAACTATATTCTAAGAGGAGCAAATACAGCAACACTTTCTTTAGATGACGTAGGAACTGCTATTCCAATAGCAAATTCAACATTGAATTTTATAACTGGACATTTCTTAGCGTCAAATCCAAGTGGAACTGTTTATACTGGGAAAATTGAGTCTTCTGTAGTTGCCAATTCTGTTGGAGCAATTACAGTTCAGTCCAGTATGCTAACAATTATCAAGCATGACGTTCCAACTGGAGAGTCATGGGATATTGAGACGTTTTCTTCTACAAATAGATTTAGTTACAATGTAATTAGAACTGGAACTACACAGGTTATCAAATGGGCAGTTTCCACTCAAGTTGTTAGTATTGCCTGGGCATAATGCTAAATATACAATAGGATAGATCTAAGGCAAGGAGCTAGGCAGCACCATGAGTTTTCATATTAATTCCGACAAAGAGAAAATTAGAGGCGTAAACCCTAAACTCATCGGTGATAATGAAGCTACAATTAGAATTGGTACAGGTTCTGATGAAAGAGAAGTATTCAGAGCACAGTTAGATCCTAATAGCAATCTCCCAAGAGTTGGTATTAATAGAACTGGTCAGAAAGTCAATAACATTGACGTTACTGCGGGTGGTTCTGGATATACCCTCGCTCCAAATGTTGTAGTCTCAGCACCTGGAGCTGGTGGAACTCAGGCACTTGCTTCTGCTTTTATCTTTAATGGTTCTGTAACATCAATTGCTGTCAATGATCCTGGATCTGGATATACATCTCCACCAACTGTAACTATTACTGGTGGTAATGGTGCTGGTGCTACAGCAGAGGCATTCCTAGATACTATTGATTTTGAACTTGATATTAATGGTGCTATTAGAACTTCAACTTCTATCATCTCGGATACTGCTAGAGTTCTAAACCTCGACATTGAAAACTTTGTTACTCCTGATTTGGAACACAGAGGTCCAAATCTAAAAACATATATGAATGCCACTGGCACAATTTGGGCTGCCAATGTTATTCTTCAAAAAGATGATTATCGATATTTCGGACAAAATGTTTATCAAGCACTAAACTCTGGTCAGACTGGAAATATTGGTCCTGTTCACGGAGATGGTGTTGCTCTAAATGGTGAAGTACAATTCAAGCATATTGGTTTTAGAGTAATTGACGAAAATGCTCCATATTATTTAGAGACTGGTCAGTCTGGTATTTTCCCAAGATCAATTACACCTCTTCTAGGTGATAGATCCGACAAAATTGCTACTACTGAATACGTCCTCAATCTAGCAACGAATGACGTTGGTGGTCGTATTTACGTTTCATCTCAAATTGGTTCTGACTTGAACGATGGTCGTTCGGCAGTAAACCCAGTCAGAACAATCAAAAAAGCAGCACAACTTGCTTGGGCAACTCCTGGAGTAAAAGAAACTTTAGTCGTTTCTGGTGGAGACTACGTAGAAGATAACCCAATTTCACTACCACCAGACTGTTCGGTTGTTGGCGATAACCTCCGTTTGGTTATTATTAGACCAGCAAATCCAAACAAACACATCTTTAAGTTTGGTGATAAGAACTACGTCACTGGTGTTACATACAGAGACCAAATTGATTCTAATGGCGATTCAGTTGCTACTTGGGATTATGCGATGGTCTTTGACGACAAGCAAAGAATTCTAGTTGACTATGATGCCAATGGTGATTTTGGAACTAATTTCCCAATCGGTCATCAAATTTTTGGACCAAACAGGTTTAGAGTCGCTTTCCAAAATAATACTGGATTATCAAATCTAACAACTGGATTAGAGGTTGTTGGTGTTAACACTGGTGCTAGAGCAGGTGTTATTGATGTTGTTTTTACCACAACGACAGGAGCTAGTGCTTATATCTCTGGTACTATCGACGTACAACTAAATTCTGGTTCCTTTGTTGAAGGTGAGCAATATAATTATATCACTTCTGCTGCAACTGGGGCAGCAATTAGTCTAACAATTAGTCAAACTGCTGGAACAAATACTCTAAGATTTACAGATGATCCAACTGCTGACATTCCAGTAGGTACTTACGTTTATCTAGATGATACCACAGATGCGAATTTTACTGCTGGGTATTACCAAGTAGGTTCTATTGATGATGCTAGTGCTCCTACTTATTGGGACGTATTGTTTATCCCAATTCTCAATGCACCCTCTTGGGACACTTCAGCAAGTGCTTCTATAACAATCAACGAAGCAACTCCAACAATCAATGTTATTGATACCACCTCACTAAGATCAATTAGAGCTGAGGGTGAGGTCGTATCTGTAGATGATGATATTGTTGCTACTTTGCCAATCACAAGACTTGACTTCTCTTTACAAGGAGATCCAAGTATTGCTACTGGCGGTTTCCAGGAAGCACAATTTGGAAGTGCTGAAGATCTTGGTGGTGTTGTTTTCTACACTAACGATCTTGTAGGAAGATCCAATATCCACGACTTCAAAGAAGGTCAAGAAATTATAATTACGGGACTTCCAACTAGTAACCCAGATCTTTCTGCTTTGAATGGAAAGCAAAGAATTTATAAAGTTATTGAAGACGCTGATGGTCGTGCTAGAAGATTTGTAATTCCCAAAAAATTCCCAGGACTCGCTACTTCTGATTTAGATCCTGGTGAATTTGCTACTGTAAAATCGTATGCTAAAGCAGTTACGATTTCACTACTCAACTCACCAAACAAATTCCAGATTTCAACACCAGTTGATAGAAGATATCAGGATGCTTGTCTGCTTATCAAGAACAACCGAGACTTCATTGCTGATGAAGTAGTAGGAAGAATCAATGACGAGTTCAAAAAAGAATATTATTCTGCTTACAATATTGACAATGTTGCGAATACATTTGATGTGTTCTTGGGAACTAGTAACTATGAACATACCTATGTAAGCGGTGGAACTGTAACTTGGAATGCTACAAATTACACAATTACAGATTTTGTTTGGGATAATGCTTCTACTGGCGTTGCTACAATAACTCTATCTGGAACTCCTGGATTTGCTGAAGATGATATTGTAAAACTTTCCAATATTCTCGTAGAGTGTTCAAATGGTCAAAAACTCTATCCAAGTTTTAGCATCCCAGTAGATGATGAACAGTGCCGTCAAGACATCGTACACTTCTTAAACGCTCTAACAAGAGACCTCGAATTTGGTTCGAACCACAACGTTTTAGAAGCTGGTACAAAATATATTGTTGGTGCGAAAATTGATTATGTTGAAAATGAAATTATTCAAACTGTTCGTGCGATTGAATATGCTAGAGAACTAGCAATCTTTGCTATGTGTAATTGGAGAACTGGAAACAGAACTCCAGGAGATCCTTTATATACACCACAATATTCCACACTTGATAGATATTTTGATGATACCGTCATTACTGCTACTGCTGGAACCCCCGCTTGTGCTAACGTAGCATCTGCTATTTCTACTTTATCATATCTATTCATTGATGTTGTTGCCAATAACACCTCAGGAACTTACTTAGATGCTGCTTATCTAATCGGAAGAAACAAAGATCTTATTGCTCATCAGGCATTATTAGATACTCAAGCACAATATCCATCACTAGGTCTTTCAAATACACATGAAAGAAAGTGTTTGAGAGATATTGGTTATATTCTAAGAGGACTTATTAGAGACTTAAGTCTTGGTGGAAATTCTGGAATTGTAACAGCAGCTCAAGCATATTTCACTGGTAATGTTTTAAATGGCGTTGAAGCAAATCAAATTGCAGAAACAAGATATGCTTACCAGAGAGTAGCAACATATGCAATCGCAGCAATGCGTAATTGGACTGATGGTTCAGGAAACGCAATCACAACTTCGTCTGATATCCCACAATTCACAGATAACACTATTCTTGCTGATCCTGGTGATCCAGATTGCGCTAATGTAGCATCTTCAATCACCACTGAAATGGATCTATTAGATTCTATTTTAGAGTATGGCGAAGATGATACAAGTCCAACTGCTGTTGCTCCAACTTCTGTAACCAAGACTTACGGAACACTTTATGATTTTTCTGATATTGTTACATATCCAGATAGTTACATTTATGACTTTAATAACCAAAGAGTAGCAATCCGTGGAGACTTTGACGATTATCCCATTATTGAAGCGTCTCCATACACCCAAAACGCTTCTGTTATCTCCTTCCTGGGCGGTAGCGGTGCTCTGGTTGACGGTTCTAAAGTTAAGCAACCCAACTGTCCTTTCCCTGGTCTAGAACTAGACGGAACAGCGTCCTTCCCCAACCAGGGTAAGTCGATGGTTGCTGCGGCATTCACGATCGTCTCCTTTGGTGGTACAGGATACAGAATTATTGAAGATGGTTATGTTCAGTTAGTTTCTGTATTCGTTATCTTCTGCCAAGATGGTGTCCTATCAGAAAGCGGTGGTTACGCATCTATCACTAACTCTGCTACAAATTTCGGTACATTTGCTCTCAGAGGAAAAGGATATAGAAGAGAAGCATATGAGTTTGACGTAGCAACTGTAGATGTTGTATCCCAAACCGCTACTGGTAGAACAACTCTAACAGTTTCTGGTCTTGGCAGAGAACCACTTGAGCACTATGTTGCTAAGTTTGATGGATTTACAAACTTTGATCCAGAAAGAGAATTCTTTATCGATGCCGTAACTAATGTTACAGTTGGTCCTCCTTTCTCTGCGACAATTACACTCGAAGAAGGAACTGGACAACCACTACAACTTATTAGAGATTCTGATGGTGCTGTCATTACTGGTTTAACAAACCTACAAAATGCTCTAACTCCACAGGGCAACAACGCAACTATCAGACTACATAGACCATCTATCGTCAACTCTTCTTCTCACACTTGGGAATTTGCTGGTTCTGGTACTAACTATCTGGCACTACCAGAAAACGGTGGTACTAAGATTGAGGCATACGAACAAGTATCAGAAGATTATGGTCGCGTTTACTGCTCTGGTACTGACGAACTTGGTGACTTCAAGGTTGGTACGTTTGCTAGAATTGAAAACAGAACTGGTAACATCACCTTCACTGGAACGGTTACCATCTCCGAAGTTGAATTCTTGAAACTGAAAGGTGGAGACGTTGTTGTTACTGGTTTCGATGCATCCAACACACTTGGCGGAGCTAACGCAACTGATTCCAAACTACCCACACAGAAGGCAGTTAGGGACTATATCACCAACAACCTCGGTCCATATATCAATAAACCATACTCTACCAATGCTGTTCCTAGAGCACTGGTTGAACTTACCGATTCTGGTAAGATTTCTGTCGATCAGATTCCAGCACTTAGACCATTCAGTGTTTATACTGTTGCCGATCAAGCAGCAAGACTTGAAATTGAAGGAGCACTTGCTGGTGACATCGCAATTCAACAAGATACATCACAGTCATTCATTCTAAACAATGACTTAGATAGTCTATTCCTTGGTTTTGCTGTCGATCCTACATTACAATTTACCCTACAAAATGTATATACTGGCACTCCTTCTACTGGTAGAATTCAAGCAACTGAGTATAGAGAAGGTGTTGTATACCAAATCAACATAACAAATGGTGGTTCTGGATATACCGTTGCTCCAACTATTCAAATTACTGGTGGAAATCCAGATCCAGGTGGAGTTGCTGCTACAGCAACTTGTACCATTGCTAATGGTGAAGTTGTTACTGTTACCATTACAACAAATGCTGGATACAAAGGTGGTTTTGGTTACACAACTACTCCAACAGTTACATTCTCTGCTCCTCCTGGTGCTGGATCACAAGCAACTGGCACTGCTCTGCTAGAGAGTAGACTTTATGGTAACATTGTCAACAACATCAAAATGGTTGACACTGATACATTTGATGATGATGCGGCAGCAACCATTAATATCAACCGTGTAGTTAACACATCTGGTAATACTAATTCAAACTGGGTATCTCTATCTACAAACCAGATTGCTGCTTCTGATATTACTTCTGGTGTTATTGAAACTGATAGATTGGCGTCTGGTGGTGCTGCAAACTCATTCACATTCCTCAGAGGTGATCAGAACTGGGCACTAGCAGTTCAGTCAATCAAAGGTGCTGAATCTAGATACTTTGCTCAACTCTATTCTGTTGCTACAGTTGGATCTTCCCAACTTATCTTCACAACCAACTCAAATACTTTGATTGGACATGAAGTAATTCCTAACGTTGCTGGTATTGCCAACGACACTTCTATCAATGGTGTTATCACTACTGGTGGTCTAACAACGGTTTCAATCAATAATCCACTAACAGCAGAAATTGCTGCTGGAACTGTTATTGAATTTGAGAGAGGAGCATCACCACTCGTATTCGAATCATCATATACTCTCGGTGGATTTGTCGAGCAGGTTGTCGTTGGTAGTGGAGGTCAAAACTTTACAGATGGTCAATATTTTGATGTTGGACTTGATGGTGGATCTGGAACAGGTCTGCGTGGAAATATCATTGTTTCTGGTGGAGCAGTTACCGAGGTAACTGTAACTAGTTCTGGAACAGGATACAATAATGATTTCACTATCACTCCAAATCCAGTTGAAATTGGTTCTGGAACTGGTCTTGTTCTTCTCGGTAAAATTAGTACAGTCAACAGACAATATGCTAACGTCTCTCTTGATGTTCAGCGTGTTTCGGATCTGACTATTTCTGCTGATGCTTACGGAACAATTGGTGTTGCTAGATTCAAAAAATCCCAATTCAAATTGGGTGAATCTGGTAATGGTTCTGTTGATATCAAAACTGGTCCAGATAGTGGACTTGACGCTGACCTACTTGATGGCGCACAGGGTAGTTTCTATACCAATGCTTCCAATATCAGTTCTGGTACATTAGATTCAGACAGACTATCTGGAACTTATAACATTGCTATTTCTGGTCAGTCTGCCAACACAATTAGACTACTAACTGGTACTACAAACCCATCTTCAAACCCACTACCAAAAGACTTTGCTTCTGGTGTTGTTCTAAACACTGTATTCAATAGTTCCAATGGATTGTCTACAGCATATCCAGATATCACTGGTATTGATCCAGATGATCCACTTTCAACTCCAACATCAACCAAACATATGGTTATGACCCTCCGTAATGAGGGATCTGGAATTTCGACTGCTGGTGGTGTAAGACAACTAGCATTTGCTGATGATAATAACATCTACATCCGTGGATCTGGAACCGAAGCTGCGTCCGAGACTACATTTGGTTCTTGGAATAAGATTTGGTCGTCTGGAAACCATGGAATTAATTCTCTACTTGATGCTGATAAACTTGACAACAAAGAAGGTCTTTGGTATCAAGACGCTTGGAATATCAAAACTAATGAACTATTCAATACTAGAATCCCAACTTGGATGAGTTCAACCAAGTTCCGCAATCAAATTGAAGTTAAGTCTTACAGTGGAACTGATGTTTACTATAGAATTCTAGTTAGAAAGGCATTAGATGTTAATCCTGGTGGAGACTACGAGGCAAACTCTCAAGTCAACGTATATAATATCGGTAAACAGGATATCACTGACTTCTTTATTACTTCCACGGCACAAAACATTGATAACGATGATCCAACAAATACTTATACCATTCTAATTGGTAGAGTTCCTTCTGGTGGAGATCTATCAACTGCCGCTTTCATTGGTTTTGCTGGTGAGGAAGAACCATTTGAAAACTACGAAATTTATGATGCCAATACTTACACATCAGCAAAACTTGGCAATGATGCTGGTTCAGGATTCTTACAGCTAGGAAGAAGAGATGGAACTGCTTCAAGTCCATACATTCATTTCAATTCATCTGCTACAGCTGCGGTAGATGGTAATAGTGATCCAACGTACAATGCTGCCATTATTGCTTCTGGTGGTGATGGAACTGAGGGATCTGGAACACTTGAATTCAAGGTTGCTAATGAAAACGCATTGGAAATCAATGGCAGTGTTATTTGGAACGCATCTAACGTAGCATTCAATAGTGCTAACGTTGCTACAACATATACTGGCGGCGGGGATCCTATCCTAAGATCTGCTGTAATGCGTGATTCTTTGGGTAATTTTGATGCTGGAACGATTACTGCTTCACTAACTGGTGCTGCTTCTCTCAACGTTCTGAGAGCAGGTGATGACATGACTGGTCCTTTGACCATTGGAAATGTTGACGCAGCTAATCAAGCATTAGAAGTTTCTGGTAGAGCAGACTTCTTGAGCAATATCACCGTTGCTACAAACCTCACCGTTGATTCTGGAACACTTTATGTAAACGCTACTAATAATAGAGTTAGCATCAATACCCCAATTGATGGTGGAACAGGATCATTTATTGAAACTAATCCACTCAAGTTGAATGTTTATTCTGCTTCTGGAAGTTTGTTATTCCAATCAAATACCGCACTCTCAACAAATACCGACTTCTACCAAGCATCAGTATTCAATAAAGTGGATGGTGGTGAAACT